AGGTTATCGTTATCCTTCGAGAGCTCCTCGATGCCAGAATTTCTTGAGAAAATTTCATTCTCATTGTCACTAATGAGTTTATTCTTCTCTTTGATAATCTTATTCTTATTCTTCTTTACATCATTGATATACTTTTCTTGTAATACAATTTTTTCCCCGGTAAGGTCCAATTGATAATTGATATCACGAATATTCTCAGCAATGTTTTTGAGTTTTTGTTTTAACAATATGTTCATCAATGAGAAAATCTGAATGTCAAGAATTTCCTCTACCACTTCTCTACGGTGGCGAGCCTTCAACTGCATGAATGGAATGAAGGTAGATGAACCAAGAATAACAACTTGAGTAAAACTACGATAGTTCAGTTTGAGGATTTGTTGTTCAAGATACTTCTGGTAGTCTCGCATATTTGCATCCTGATTATACATCTTATCGTTGATGTATATCTCAAAGATGTTTGGCTTGATACCACGAACCACCTTGATATTCTTTGTGCCAATTTTAAATTCTACTTCTACAACACAACCAGCATTGTTCACAGAATTTAACAACTGTGGTTTATTGATACCCCTGAAAGGTTTACCGAACAAGCCAAAACACAACGCATCAAGTACCGTAGACTTGCCTGCACCATTTTCACCAATAACAAGTGTAGTGGGATTTCGGTCTAGTTGTATCTCTATAAATTGATTGCCGGTAGAAAGGAAATTCTTCCAACGAACATACTTAAATTCAATCAAAATTCTAAATCCTGTGCTTCACTATACAATGACTTCATGGTATTCTTGAGTCTAGTTTTATCCAGAGTAACATCCAATTCATCAACATACTTTTCAAGTAAAGTCATGGTATCTTCTGTATTCTCTACAATGTCATCCGATACATTTGTTGCATCCAGTTCTGAAAAATCTTCAATGATTTTTACATCGTGTGCATCAGCAACAAGAAGCCTATCAACGAATTGATCAAACTGATACAAATCTTTTTTATTAACCACAATTAATTTAACATACTTATCCTTATATTTTTCAAAATCATAAACAGTGCCAGTGGGCCCAACCATATGACTATAATCATTTATAGTATCATCATAATAAATTTTCTCAAACAAAGTATAGGGATTTACAATGCGTTCCAGTTCTCTTGTGTTCGTATCAAAGACATGAAATCCTTTAGGGGAATCATAATCTGCCCAAGTCATTTCATATGGAGAACCCAGATAATAAATCTGGCCATCATCTGACTTATGATGAAAGTGTCCACTAAAAACAGTATCGAACTTACGGAAGAGTTCCTTTTCATGTCCACTATCTGAATATTGTCCCTGATGCATCTGGAAACCATTTATTTCTAAATGTCCCATAAGAAGGTCCGTCTTTGCTGTGTCCAAAGAATTTATGGCTGTGCTATAATTGTTTGTATTAATCCATGGCATAAACAGAATAGGAACCTCATCAAATTCCTTCACCGTTGGTTCAGAATAAATCCATACTCTATCCCTCCCAACAAGTTCATCCATAGAATTAATTTCACTGGTGTTCTTGTAATAGGTGTCATGATTGCCAATAATAACATGCAAATCAATACCAAACTTTTGGAATTGCAAGATGAAACGGCTACGGAAATCGTATGCAATACGATAACTTATATACTTACGGCGGTCTACAACATCACCTAAATGAATGCATGTTGTAATCCCTCGTTCTTTCAAAGTGGGAAAGAAAATGTTTTCATAGAACTTGTAAAAATATTCATTAAAATTTAAGTTATCATTTCTTGCACCGAAATGCGTATCAGTAATAATTGCTATCTGCAAATTAAGTTTCTTCTTCCATAAATTTTTCTAACCCTTTGGTCTTGGGCACCACTTTCTTTTTCGGCTTATATACATCTTCATCTGGAAGCATTGTAGTTGGATCAAATCCAGAAACATGATATGTTGCTGCATCGTCACCCTCCATTGTTGTCCAAGCCTCATATTGAGAATTTTCTATCATTTTATTCCTGACATGAGTTTGCTTCTTCTCTTTTGCAATTCTCCGAAGAAATGCATAATAGATAATTTGCGTAAAGTAAGCAAATGGGTTCTTTGATTTTTCTGGATTGAAGTTTGAAACATATTGTAAACAGTTTTCAATGCCATCAGATATCATATCATCTCTATATGTATAATTAATAAAATTAGGTCGGAAAGAAAGATGTGTTGCAATCTTTAAAAAACACTCCCCGATATAATTTGATACTGCCGGTTGTTCTTTCCCTGCCTCTTCTGCAAGTTTACATTTGTCCTTGAATACAACCATAGCTTCAAGAAACTTTTTGTTATCAACATAATGTACGCCTTTGGATTTCTTTTTCATAATCGCTCCTTATACCACCAAACATTATTACAGTATATACTATAGAAACAATAATGTCAAGTACCAAAAGGGGGTTGACAAATCAAAAAACTATGCATAAATGGCTATGTAGACTTTTTAATGAATTGTATCATCACTAGATAACGATTCATCCAACAGTTCATCATATACATCTTCATCGTCAATATCATCTAGGTAATCATCTATAGCTATAGCTTTGGTGATGGACTTATCTTCAATTCGCTTTATCTCTTCTACCACATGATCATAATATCTACACAATCCCTCCGAAGCTTCTGCGACTAACAGAACATGTTCAGTTTTTACCGAAAACAAAGATTGGCTTGTATATGAACCAACCCAACGACTAAGGTTTAATGCTTCCACAACACCCTTTTTAGTCATCTGTGGCCGAACATCAATTTTAAGAGGATAGTTTAGTTGATATTCATCGTTGACAATCTTATCGTCCATTTGACAAACAATTTCTTCACCATTTGTGAGTTTCATGATTTTATGTGATATTGGTGCATTCATTTTAGATTTACCTTACTTATCTCATATACAAATTGTTGTTCGGCATAGATATTTATTCTTTCCATAAAGTGAATAAGTGTAAAATTACGCACTCTTTTATATGTCATATCATCAGCAATATCAAACACTAGAATGGAAGACTTGCTTTCGCTAAGACGCAACCCTCGGCCGATGGATTGCAACACCCTAATCTTAGATTTGGATGGAGAGGCGAGCACGATATTGTTGATATTCCTAATATTAATACCAGTACTAAAAGTACCGTAGCTCGCAATAATAATTGACTTTTTTTCCTTTTCAACAATACTTCTAATATCTTCTCGTGTTCTTGCATTTGTTCCTCCATAAACAAAAAATACCTTACGGTCCTTCACTGCATCTTTTACTTGGTCATATAATATTTGACCGTGTTTCTCTACTAACTGAAATAAGCAAAGAGTGTTCCCATCTATATGTAGCAGCAAATCCTGTATAAACTTATTTCTATTTTCATTCCCAACAAGATATTGCAACTCTTCTGCATACGCCATTTTCTCTCTTATATTTGGGTGTTTTAGAATTATGCATTTGATTTTCAGGTCAGCCAGAGTTTTGCTGTCTATCAACTTCTTTGTTGTTATTATATTTTCAACTGCACCAAATAACCCCTCTAGTACAAGTTGATGCGTCTGAGTACCGTCCAGCGTCCCTGTAAGACCGAACCTGTACTTACATTGGTGCAACTTAGTCATTATACCTGTGAGAGACTTTGCTTTGAATAGATGAGCCTCGTCACCGATTATACAACCGAACTGTTCAAAATATTTCTTCGGCATTTTGTAGATGGATTGCCAAGTTGATATTACAACATCTCTGGTAACCTTTCTATCATGCCCCTGATATATTTTTTGACAGTATGTGCCGGAACTCCAACCATAGTCTTCAAAATCAGTGTACATCTGTTCTACGAGAGAGGTGGTAGGAACAAGTATCAAAGTTTTCAAGCCCATCATATGATAATAACGGACTAGTGCATATATTATTAATGACTTACCACTAGCAGTAGGAGAAACAAGAAGAGCACGATTTCTGGCAATGGCATGGTGTACAGCATCAATTTGGTAGTCACGAATTTTAAGTGACTTTCCTTTAGATTTTGGTTTGAGCGATTTGACAAACCCTCTAACAACCTCACGTACAACATCCCTATCATCTTCAACTCCTTCTCCTATTATATAGTCAACATTATTTCTATCACAAAACTTCTTTATGTACGGGAGTAGTCCTACATATATCTCACCGGAGCCTGGACTGAACAACCGTATCTTACCATCCCACATACGATTACGATACATGGGCATAAATTTTGCACCGGGGACTTCAAAGGTGAAGAAGGATGAGAGCTCTTGTGAAGTTGACGGCTCTAAGTCTTTTAGAATTAAATATACTTCATTCTTTTTTTCAATTTGCATATCATATCATACCAGCTTCGAACTTTTTCCAATCCTGTGCATGGCGAATATCCCACCCACGATTGTCAATTGATTTAATAACCCCTTCGATGTATTTTATGATAAGTTCGTAATACGCTATTTTATTTTGCAATTCCAATATCTCATCATCAGATTGTATAAACATGTGGAGGTCACTTTTTAAAACTTTGAAGTCAAATGGTTTTGCGACATAAACTTTAGCATCTGCTTTGCCACCATAATATTCCCATTTCTCACGAAACAGTTTTTGGTGTTCAGATTTTCTAAGAATGAGAAGCTGCTCAAAATTGGTTTTGTATCCTAACCATTTTGGTTTTATAACTTGATTTTTATATGACTCTTGGTCCATATGCTCATGGTCAAGAATGGGTAAGTCTTGTCTGGCTTCTGCTTTTAATTCGTCTAAGTTCATTATATAGCTTTCAAAGGTGAGCAGAGTATGATCTTCTCTCTCTTTTTATATTGACTATTTACAAGTCTTAAATTTGATATATTTGTTAAAGTATATCGTATCTGCTCAAACATATTTATAATGTATTGATTTCATACACTTGATATGAGAATTCAGCTGATGCAGTTAAGTATTCTACGTCTGTTGCATCTTGTGAAAAATCTAATGCACTTAAAGATGTTGGAAATACATTATGAAAATTTACTTCTATAATGGGATTATTTTTATTGGAAAGTATCATAAGAAATGCATCAGAATACATTGATTTATCAGGAGTTGCTAAACCAATTTGGTCTACTGATGGTGTTCCACCAGCAGCTGGAGTGTTTGAAGTTACATCTCTATATGTAGAAAATTGTGCCCTGTCTTGAGGAAATCCAATGCCTGTCATCCAATTATGTAATGAAATATAATTTTCCAGATACTCATCTACAATAAAAGATATTGTAAGATCTTCAAATTCTGTTTTTTCTCCCATAATAGAAATGTCTTTATATGGGGTAGGCATAGTAGCAGTTGGAACTGAAATGCCAGGAAGATTTGCAGTAACCGTAAAAAATTCTACTTTCGGTAATTGATGAATACCAAAGCGAAATTGAGTTGGACTTGCGTAATCTAACTGTTCAGGCTGTCTTGCCATAGGTGATTGTGATGTTGCCATGATACTATTTATAATAAAAAAAGGGAGTGCCCGAAGACACTCCCAAATTTTACTCTACTATACTCTTGATTTTACATCAAGTTAGTAACCTGTACCCTGCGATACCAGGCATTTCCATCGGCCGCCAGGGCGGCAGTAGCGGAATCTTGAGCGCCTGCGGCCTGAGCACCAGCACCAGCGAAAGGATTAGCAGCAAGACCATAACGAGTCTTGAAACCGATCTTGGGCTGGAAGCTTTGTTCACCAACTGCACGAACCATTTGTAGCGGAACGTATGGGCAATAGAAGAACCCTGCATCATAAGGAGAAGTACCCTTATAACCACAGATGTAATACTGTTTTGCCGTTACATTGGCTGCATATGGATCAACATATACCTTGAAGCGACCATTCATTACACCAGCGAATGTGGTGGTTGTATCGTCAACATTCAAGTTGTTGTTTAGGGCTGGGGTGTAATCTAGAACACCAGCCATCTGAAGAGCAGAAGCAACATCAGCGGAGCAGATGAGCATGTTGCCCTTGCCACGACGAGTTTGCTGACCAACTGCATTGGCGTCACGCTCAATAGCGAACATTAGACCTTTGAATTTCTCAACACTCCAACGTCCGTTAGAGTCTGTATCCAAATCAAAGATGCCTGGGGTTGAAGTATTAATCATAGCACCCTTAACAGCAGTGATGTATAGGGAACGAACTACTTCACGGTTGATTTCAGCAAGAATTTCAGAACTTAGAATGTTCGAAAGCTCTGTCTCTGCGTCTAA